AGGAGGTCGGTGTGTCGCCAGGCGGGGTTGCGTGCTGCGGCGAGCACGGCGTTGTGGTCTTCGGGGCTGAGGGTGTCGATCCAGATGTCGATGACGGATCTTCCGCCGGTGCTTCTTTGGGGCGGGTTGCTGAGGGTCTCGAGGAGAGCCACGGTTCGTTTCCTGTCGTCAGGGGAACTCGGCTATGTGAAATTTTGAGGGTGGCGGCCGCGACTGATTGTCGGCTCCGCCGTTTGACGCCGCGCACGATGATGCGAGGGGCGTGTTTGTGGGTTCTCGTCGCGCGCACCCGCAACGAGATGGTCGGCCGGCCCGTGTCACGTGGGCGGCCATTTCCTCGACCGAGCATTCGCCGCTTTGCCAAGCGAGCCACCCGGGAGGAATGAGAAAAGCCCCCGTTAACCGGTGCGGTTCGGGGGCTGAACTGTGCGGAGTAGACAGACTACTTCCAAGCGGGTTCATCCTAGCATGAAATCGGTTCCGAATTACAACCGTGTCATTCGCGTGTTTTCTTTGGCTTCGGCTGCGGCTTCCCGTTCCTCGTGTTCGCGCTTCTTGGTTGCGACGTCGATGCCGATCTTCTCCGCGAGGTATTCGAACTGGGCGGGTGTCCACGTCGTTCCGCACGCAGCACATTCGGCCCGAACCGTTGCCCCAGTCCCCCGGTCGCGAACGAACCGGAGTGCCGTGGACTTTCGCGATTCGCCCGCGACGTCGGTGAGGATGTGGTCCTGACCGCACGCGATGCACGCCGCCTGGATCTCGGCTGACCGGGGCGGGTCGAAGAAGTCCTCGATGCGGGTGACCCAGTAGGCGACGAGCGCGGAGGCGTACGCGTCACGCTGCCGGACGGTGACGATCGTTTCATCCTGTGCCCACGCAGCCCATTCGGACAGGAGCGTTTCCGGTCTATCGGCGGATGGCACACGGTTGAATGCCGCAACCCACGCTTCGGTGATGTCACGGTCGATGTCCTGGTACAGGTCGAGGGCTGCCGGGTCGATCAGCATCCGCGACCCGCTCGATGTCGCGCCCGCCCCTCGTTCCATGCCACCGAACACGGCGTCACGCAGCTGTGAAATGAGAGACGGCACCGAATGGAACTCGATGCCGTCGTCTGTGGAGATCGCTTTCTTGTGATCTCGGGTGAGTTGTTCAACGTCAACGCTCATTGCGGATAAGCCTTTCGCTCATGTTCCGGAAATATCAGTCGGCGGCGCATAGTCCGATCCGGTCGAATGGTGACTCAGCGCCCGTTCGCGGAGGAACTCTTCCCGCTGATCCATGCGCTTCAGGTCGGCGGGTGTGCGCCGGTCCAGCCGCTCGCGGTTTCGGTTGTTCGCTTCCGCGACGCGTGACTCACGCTCCGCTTCCGCGATGTACTTCGTTCGGTCCTGCTCGAAGTCGCAGCGGGGGCTGAACACCCAGTACGTCCCGCTCACGTCGTGGTAGCCCTTGTCGTGGTCGGAGCGAATCTCGCCGAAGACTTGATCCGAGATGAACAGCCAGGGTTTCGGGTCTAGCGCCAGATCGTTCATCGGTTCTCCTCCCCGGTCGACTCGGCGGCGAGAATGGCACGCGCCCGATCGAGGTACGGACGCGCCCATGCGGGCAGATCCTCGAGTGTGGCTTCGCCAGCGAAATACGGCTTGGCGTGGAAGCCGTGCCCTCGCCGGTGCTGCCCATCCGAACCATTCGCCTTGATCGTCGTCCCCTCGATGTAGACCGACAGGTCAGACAGATCGGTGCGACTACTCGAGACTCGAAGCTCTCGCGGCCGCACTGTGAGGGTGCGGCCATTCACCTTGCGGGTCACGACGGGCATCTCTTCCTTCCACAGGCTCCACTCGACGCGAACGGTGGGGGTCTTGATCGTGCTCATCGTTTCTCTCCTTCGTCATAAATCGAGGCGGTCGTCCGGCGCGCCGGACGAGGGAAGTCGCCAGCGGCCACACCCTCATCGACGTACCGCTCGTAGACCTCCTCGCGGTGCCGGTCCAGGTCTCGCATCGCATCGGCCTTCCGTGGCCCCCAGAACACGGCGTCGCACCACTCGCAGGTGATGACGTACTGCCGCGGGTGCAGGGAGTGATCCACGCCCGCATCGTTCGATGCGGTGATGTGCCACTGCGCGTCGGTGAATCCTTCGGGTGTGTCAGGCATCGTTGTTCCTCCGGTTCGTGTGATCTGGGCTAGCCGCGGCGACGGCAGCGATGATGCGTTTCGCGGCGATCTCGGCGGTTCCACCGCCGGAAAACCAGTTCCAGCACTCCATCTGCACGGCGTATTCGATCCCGTCGTCATGGCGGGCGTTGCCGTCTCCCGCCAGCCATCCGGACCACTTGCTGTCGATGGTCTCGGCGAGGGCTTCCACCATCTGCCCCTTCCCGTAGACGTGACGCAGTTGCCCTCGGATCGCTTCGAGCCGTTCGCTCATGCCGCACCCCCAACCAGATCAGCAGCCTCCAGAGCCGCGCGCACCAACCCGCGCAGGTGATCCTGATAGCGATCGCCGGTCGAGGCCCACGGGCGCGGCACGGGTGTTCCTGAAATCTCGTCCAGGTCGAGGATCGGATCTGCGTCGTAGAACGCTCGTGTCGCCGCGTCGATCTGTTCGTCGGTGGGTGGGGACGGGCGCCGGAAACCCGCAGCGAGAACCGCGTCCGCCAGCTTCTCGTTCAGCGGTCGCATGTTTTGCCCGAGGAGACGCGACTGGACCCGCTCGGGGAAGTTCGAGGCGTTGAACAGCACGGCCCCGATCGCTCGGTCGAGTGCTGCGTAGTCCTCGACGGTCTTGCCGGCTTCGCTGAGTGCGTCGTCTGCGGTGCTCATGTCGTGCCTTCCTGTGCACTGGACTCGTAGCCCTCCGCCTGCCATGCGCCGATGACGATTCCGCCCTCGCTCGCGGGCTTGTCGAGGATGCGGAGGTTGGGTTCGTGGTGCTCGTGAGAGCGCGCGAACCCATTGATGAGGGTGTTTCCCCACCCGATCGCGCGCGCCTCGTTCGAGTCGCGGTAGATGCCGACCCAAGTCAGCCGCCCGCCCTCGATTGTCTGTATTTCGATGACTGCCATGACTAACTCCTGTTCTCCTGATCTGGGCTATGACCTGGAGCGTGGCACCGGCCGCTACCCGTGAAATCAGTTCGGAGACGGTCGCCCCCGCACTTCGGGCACGGCTCGTTGTCGCGACGACGCTGCTCAGCCTGAAGTTGAGCCAGCTCTGGGATGTGGACGAAGTGGCCGAGAGGGTATCCACCCATGAGGCCGCCGATCATCGCTGACCCCCTCCTTTGAACGTCTGGCACTCGTGATCACCGAAAGCCCGGCGGACCATGCACGGCTCACACTCAAGGCCGCGAGATGCCCGGTCGAGAAGTGAGCCAGGGCGTGGTGCCCGATGGTTCATGCACGCGGGGTCGGTCGTGAGATGCCGGTGCTGGATGCTCTCGAGCAACCCCTGAACCCACCACGAGGCGGCGATCAGCCACGCGGTCACTTCCCCGTCCCATCGGTCGGCTCGGGCGCAGGGACCCGCTCCCATGCGCCAGGCTTGGTCCGGCGCCCAAGGACGACCTGAGAATCCGCGAACCGCTCTACTTCGCGCTCTGCGGCCTCGCGGACTGTGAAAGCACCAGCGCCCATCGAGAACCAGAGCAGTTCATGGCCGTTGTCGCCCTGATAGACGGCTCCGTACTCCCACTCGGCGGCAACGACATGGAGCTCTGTCACGTTCGTAACTTCGGCGTCAGGGTAGAACGTGACGCCGTTCTGCCAACCGTTCTTCGTCCGCGTGGCTAGCGGGTACTCGGTGAGATCCCCCCGCTGGACGGTCAGTCGCGCAATGGTCATGCTGCTTGCTCCTCTCGGACGTGGGCCAGCAACTGTCGGCCCAGGAACTCCGTGTACGCCGGTGGTATCGCTTGCGTCGCGCCGTGCCAGGAAGCCCACGGCATCCCCATCGCCTCGCGCGCCTCGTCGACGGTCTGCGCTTTCACGCCGCGGCTCGTTCCGTTCGGTCGGCGCGTCACACCGTCGGCATGGTCGCCGTAAACGCCCACTGGGACGCCCTGCTGCCCGTGAGCGCACGGAATCGAGGTCAGGTAGACGTTCGACTCGAACATCCGGTGCCGACGAACCCTGAGGCCGAACGACGAACCACAGAGCTTGACCGGGTTCTCGAGCGCGCGCTTAGCCCCTTCGACGTTCTCCATCACGAACGGGATGCCCCACTCGTGCAGAAGTTCGCGTGTCGGCGGGATCAGGTCGACGTGCTTGGATTTGTCCGGGGTGATCGTCGAGTGCGCCTGGCACGGCGGCGACGCACCCGCGGCGACAATTTGCTCCCGGGTGAGCCAGATCACCAGCCCATCCCGAGTGTGAAAGTCGACCGCCTCCCCGTCGATCAGGCGGCGCATGACATCGAGCGTGTCGCCCTTGTGGAACGGGAACGGGTAGTTGGGCTGGTCCTCCTTGTCGACGCCGACCACGCTCCAGCCGGCGCGGCTGTATCCCTCCGACGCGCCGCCTTCGCAGCAGTAGAAGTCGATGAGAACCGGCTGCTTCCGGAACCCGCACACCGCCACGCAGCGCCAGCATTCACAATGCGCCCATGAGTCGCATCCACAGTTCACGATTCCGTCCTCCCATCCTGTTGGATGATGTGCTGCAGGTCAGAAGGGAGTGGTGTCGTCTCCATATGCCGCACCTCCTGTGCCCCAGTCGTCAGCGACCGGCGTGGTCGTGGTGTTGGCTGCGTCCCATGTGTTCGATGCGGGTTTGGCGGCTCGAGGGATGACGCCGAGGGTGGCGGCTTTGAGTCGCAGCTGGGCGCCGGTCGTGTTGTCGTTCTTGGTGTAGATGTTGAGTTCGGGCTGACCCGTGATGGTGACCAACTCCCCCTTCCGTGCGGCGTGGGTGATGGCGATCGCGTCGTTGCCCCAGAACGCGGCCTGCACCCACAGCACGTCGCCGACGTCTTCGAACTGGCCGGTGTCGCGGTTTTTGCGGCGTGCCTGGTGGGGGACGGTGACGGTTGCGACTTGCTGGCCGTTGACGTCGCGGATTTCGGGGTCTTTGGCGACGAATCCTTCGATGGTCATGGTTGCTTTGCTCATGCGTTGTTCTCCTTGGGGGACGGGTCGGTGGTGGTGAGGTCGTATCCGTCGAAGTCGTTCGCGACGAGCCATGCAACGGGCGCGATGTCGCTGCGGGAATCGGTCATGAGCGGGATGTAGGCGGGGAGGACGAGGTGCTGGCCGCCCCCGCCCCATGCGGGTTCGTTCGGCAGCGCTTTGAGCGCCGCAGAAAGGCCCTCCATGTAGGTGAGGGCGTCGCGGATTTGAGATTCGATGAGGGTGCTCATGCGTTGTTCTCCTTGAGTCGTTCTGCGATCTGATTGATGAGGTCGGGCCGGAAGCCGGACCATGACTCTTCGGTGTTGTCGTTGATGACGACGGGTGCTTGGAGGTGTCCGAGCGCGATGACGTGTTCGAGTGCGTGGTTGGTGGTTGCGAGGTCGACGGTGACGTATGGGATGCCGGCCGTGTCGAGTGCCCGGTGTGTGGCTGTGCACTGTTGGCAGGCGGGCTTTGTGTAGAGCGTGATCATGCGGTTCTCCTTTCAGCGGAGGTGGTGGATGCTCGCGGTTCGACACATGGCCGCGTATTCACCGACTTGTGCTCGGGTCCATGGGCGCGCGTCCGGAAACCATCGGCGGACGGTGTGCGATGAGATGCCGACGGATCGTGCGGCCTCTTCCATCGATGCCCCGTCTTGCAGCAACTCGAGGACGCGTTGGTGCGCTTCGGGTGGCCGCTGTGCCGGCGCGGGCTTAACGCGGGTGTCGGTTCGTGCACGCCACCGTTGAACCGATCGTGCGGATACGCCGAGGTCTGCGGCGATCCGTTCGGCGGAGTAGCCGCGGTTGTTCAGTTCAGCGAATCGTTCGGCTTCCTGCTCGAACGCTTTCCGTCCTCGAGACCGACCAACTTCCTTCTTATCCACAGCCCTGGCCGCATATGAGACGTGAGGATCTATTCCGGAGTCTTGGTTGCGTACCGTTCCGTACGTACCGTCCCGTACCGTGCTATCCGCGATGCCAATGGCTCTTGCTATGGCGCTGCTATTGGCCATGAGCTACTCCGACGATCGATTCGAAGAGTGAGCGCGCTTTGCTCTCGTCTTCGACGAGGTAGCACTCCATCCACCCGCCGCCCCTGTTGAGGAGGAAAGGGTTCGCCTCGGCCGCGGATGTGAACGCAGGCGGGAACTGGGATCGGAAGGCGGTGTGCAGCTTTGCTTCGAGGTAGTACGCGTCGATCGCATTCGTGAACTCGATGAGTTGCAGGAGCGCTGCCCCGCGAAAGTTCCTCCATCGCTGGACGGTGCTGCATCCGATCTTGATCGTCCTCCGCTCGTCGAACATGACCGCGTATACGGTCGGATTTGTTCGGTGGTAGGTCATTCCTCGTCACCTCGCCAGCGCTTTTCTGCGCCTTTTCGTCCCGCTTCGGAGCGAATCCGGGATAGTTCTTCGGTCGTTTTCCTCGTGGGCTGGTGGTCGGTGTACCCGCGCACGGTCCATCCGCCTTCGTACTGATCCAGGAACCCGCCCTCCACAAGCAAGCGCGCATGGGCCGGCGTCCCGTGGATCATCCGCAGAACGGCCTTGTGAATCTGTCCGTCGGTTGCGTGTGCGCCGCTGTATTGGATCGCGAACTGCCAGACGGCGAGGGCTGCGAGTCCTTTCTGCCCGTGCGCGTCGACGAACTCGGCGATCTTGGGGTTCGCGTAGATGTCTGAATCCATGCGAACCCAGGGCAGTCCGCTAGCCATTTCTTCGCCCTTCCTCCGTCCGCCGGCCTGGGCAGAGGGGGTTCGAGATACCCCAGGGGTTGCGGCATCGACCGCATGCGTGGGCTTTTTCGTCGCGCGGTTGGGTGTCGGGGAACGCTGCGGACGGGTAAATACGGGTCATGCTGCGGTCTCCTTGTGGCGTGGTGACTTGCCGCCCCAGATGCCGTAGATGACGTTCGTTTCTTGTGAGAACGTGCGGCACTGTTTGCGGACGGGGCATTCGGCGCAGATGGCTTTCGCGAGTGCGACGGTTTTCCGATCGCCCTTCTCCGGGAACCACAAAGCCGGGTCCTCCTTGGTGCACAACGCGTCGTCCATCCAGGGCAGCGGGTCGAGGTTCATGCTCTGCACCTGGATGGGATGATGGGTTCGCTCATTCGTTCGTCCTCCTAGACGGGATGAGTAAAGGGCCCGTCGTATTCGCAGTACGACGGGCCCTGATTCGTTCTTTAGATGTGGCTACTTATCGGTCGCGCCGGAGTCTGCGCCGCATGAGCACCAGTGGTCGATGCGGCGCAGACGGTCGATGATGACCGCGTGCCCGGGTGTCCGGTTGCATCGGTGCTCACCCCATTCCTTGCCGCACGTCGTGTACTCGCTGGACGTTTCATGCCCCGAGGTGATGCCGAACGCATGTAGTTCCAGGGCCGTGTATGCGCGCGGCGGCTCGGTCGGGAAACGGTTCATCGGCTCTCCTCCCCGGCTGACTTGCCGAGTTCGATGACGCGGATGATTGCGCCCGGCGTTTCGCTGGCACCAGCCCATCCCTTGTGAGCTTCGAGTTGGGTGATGAACCTGTCGTCTTCGATGAGTCCCGACTGTGTGAGGGCGTCGAGACAACCGCGAACCAATTTGTCGAGGTCACCAACAGTGGGTGCGACAGGGTGCTTGGCGCGTGTGGTGCGGGGTTTCTTGATGTAGAACCAGACCTCGACTCGGTATGGCTGCTGCAAGGGTCCGAGTAGTCCGAGCTCGTCGGCACGGATGGATGCGGCCTGCTTGACAAGATCCCGCCACGGCTTCACTCGTTTCGACGACTCGAACATGCCGTAACGCGTTCTGACCTTTGATCCCTGAGGTGCTGGGATGCCGTCAACAGCGATCGTGACGGTCACTGTGATGCCGCCAGTTCCTTCGCACGCTCATCGAACGCACACTTGACCGTCGGGATCCTGTCGAGTCCGCCACCCACCACACGCGCCCACAGTTTGTCGAGCTCCGGGATACTGGGCGCGTTCGTGATGGCGTTGATCGCCGTCTTGGCGCGGTCCTCGGCGGGCGGTGCATCCGGAAGCGGCTGGACAACGTGGGGCGCACGCTTACCTCGGGACACGCTTAGCTGCACACTCAGTGGCTTGTCGAGGCCGGACATGTGCGAGACGCGTACCCCACCGATTTCCTGGCCCGCCCATTTGACGGTGCGGTCGTTGTAGATGGTGAGCCGGCGTCCGACGTAGTCTGCCGCGTTCGTTCCCCACGCGGCGACGAGCAATCGTCGGACTGTCTTGGCGGGCCGGAATGTACGGCCCGGGAATTCTGCAAGGTGCACGAACACCGGCTGATCCGCGGTGCCCTTCTCGACGTTAGTGATGGTCACGGTGATCGGCGAGGCCAAATCGTCCGCGTTCACCTGCTCACTGTTGGCCTGGATGGTCTTGCTGATGTCGAGGGCGTCCATCAGAACGTCATCTCCTCTTCGTGTTCGTAGACGAGCCAGTTGGGTGGGGCGAGTAGTTCGCCTTCGATGCCGGGCCACAGACCGGTTTCGGTGCACCGCTGGTAGGTGTCGCGTGCTTCTTGTGCGAGTTTTCGGCCGATGTCGCGGTAGATGATGTCGAGGTCGTAAACGGCGACTTGGTAGGGGCCGCTGGTTTCGACGGCGATGAATTTGAACGTGTCGAGTTCGGTTCCGGTTTCGAATCTGTGGGTGTCGCGGTACCAGGCTTCCTGCACGAAGTACCCGTATTCGACGACGTGGTGGTTGAATCCCCGCGGCGATGCGTCGTTCGTCGTCTTGAGGTCTGCGGCGTCCGTGTCCCCATAGATGTCGAACCGGGCCCGCATTGCTACGCCCTCGGGGGACGTCGAGAAGATCGACGTTTCCCGGTGCGGCTGCTCGAGGATGGTGCGCGCTTCCCGGTTGGCGAGTACGGATTCGGTGATCTTCCCGATGACGAGCACTTCGACGGCTTTCATGGGGACGAATCCGGCGTCACGCTGCTCGAGCGCCCATTCCTTCGCGGCCTTCGTGGATGCTGCACCGTTCGCCGCAAGCAATTCTTCGGGGTACGCGATCGCCTGCAGCCCGGTCCCCAGCACCTTCGCGTGGACGGCATGACCGACGTCGTACGCCTTGCTCGTTCGCGGGTGTGTGCGCTGCCACTGGAACTTTGCGGGTGACCCTTTGAACTGGGGTAGAAGCGATCGCGCCCCGGTGCTCGAAAGCTCGGAGCGCGAATGGTACTGCTCGTCAGGCAGGTCGTATTCGATAGTCATCCGTTCCACCTCGCAGTCGCTTTCGGGTTCTCCGCGCATCGGATGGCGAGGAGGGTGAGCATGGCGACGAATCCGTCGTAGTCTCCCCACCCGTTGTCGGGGTTGAGTGACCGGAACTGCTCGGGGAACGAGATGGCACGGACGAGCCCATCCACGGCGAGAGCGAGGATTGCGTGCGCAGGCTTGCCGTCGAGGTCGCTTGAGGTGCGGAAGACGCCCGCGAGCCTCCACATGGGCGTGAGGTTGTACGTGTGACCGTCGAACACTTCGATGATGTCGTTCGGCGTTTCGAGGTGGATGCCCCAACTCATTTGTGTCTCCTTGGGGTTTCGCTGGTGTGTAGCGCGTATGGGATGAGCAGGGTGAGGGTGGCGATGATGATGAACGGGTTGGTTGCGACCGCCACAAACACGGCAGTCACGAATCGTCCTCAGGCCAGATGCGACGACCCGCTGTGATGCGCGCCGGGAAGGTGTCCAGCCAAAGCTCTTCGGTCCCACCTGCCTCATTTGTTGCCGCAGTGAACACGACGTGTCCGCTGCTGCTGGACGACGCCACTGCGGGCACTTCCGGTTCGCCGTCAACGGTGAGAGCCCACATCTCTCCGGGCATGGCGTTGTGCCACGGCTTCGGGTGAGGATGGGCATCGAAGAAGGCGTCTGCTGCCGGACGCGCATAGGGCCATGTGTCAGCGCCTCTTCCCAGAAGGAATGATCCGTACGCAGGAGCCGCCTCGTTGAACACGAGGACTTCGTCAAGCCTGGTCAGGTAGCAGGTCCACGTCGGATGCTCCGGCCAGCGCCACCGTCCGAGGCGTTCGTCTTCCTCAGCCCGGAAGAACTCGCGCAGGGCAGTGGTACGTTCCGCCGAAAGGTGTAGTGCCCTCGCGCCGGTGATGATGAGTTCGGTTCCTGTCGATCGGATTTCGATCTCGACGCCGTTCGATGCTGTGTATTGGTTCATTGGTAGATCACTCCTGCTGCGATGAGTAGGCCGACGGGTATGGGTGCGAGTGCGACACATGCACGCCGGCACCACTGGTCGAACCGGTCACGGAACGCGAGTTTCCCCATGGGTAGGGGTTCGTGCTGGTTGGTGACGGCGAGGACGGCTAGGAACTCTTCAGCACGCGTCAACTCAGGCATCGGTTTCCCCTTGCGGCCGACGCAGGAACGCGGTCGTCGCGGCGTCTATCCGATCGGTGGCGGCATCCAGCGGCACCCCGTAGAGCGGGCGCCCGCAGATCATGCACCGAACGCGCGCGATCTGACTTCCGTCCCAGCGTGAGGGCCAGAAGACCCGCCGCATGGTCGACCAGATCTCGTCGCCATAGATCCCGCGGGTTCTCGGGTGCGCACACCTGCTCATCGCTTCTCTCCTTCGTCATGGCCTGGCACGTCAGCCCATCGGCCCACGCATGCGGTCGTGTCTCGGTCGCGGACCCACCCGAAGACGTCGAGGTAGATCGACGGGGTTGGTGTCGCGTTGCTGTCGAGTTCGACGATGATCTGACCCTTACCCACGGCCTCCCTCCCCGGTTTCTCCTTGCCAGTCGAGCCAGAGCCCGGGTCGACCATCCATGTAGTCCTCCGCAGCCCACCTGTCCGGGAACGCTTCAATGACGCGGTCACGCACGTCACGCACAACCCACGGCGTCCCGGATCTCACTTCGCGGCCTTCGATCGGCGTGCGTTGAACGCGTCACACAGCAGGCCCGCAATCGTCGGGTCGATGGCCCACGCAACGTTGTTCTCGATGTCCCACCACGCGTTCGTGGTCACGTACTCGTGCTGTCGTCCGCCGAGGACTTCCGCGAAGTGCGTCCACTCCTTGCCATAGAACGGCGGTCGCCGTCCGCCACCCTTCGCCCAGTCCTCCATCGCGGGGACGACGCTCTGCACGCCTTTGTGGCCGACGAGGTAGATGTGGTGAATCGCGCCCTCAATGAGCACGTCCGCTGGTTCGACGACGACGGGGGCTTCACGCATGGCCTTCAACGCCTTCGGGATAGCGCCCCACTCGAACTCCGACGAGCCCATGTAGTCCAGCGAGAAGTACCCGTCGAACCCGTTGCTCGGATTGTGTGGTGCCGACTTAGATTCGAGCCGCTGCACCAGGTAGAAATCACTCATCTCGACCTCTTTCGTTCGTGTTCTGTGTGCGCATCCAGCCCGACGGTCTGGCGGGGGCAACAACTCCCGGCTCATGCATGCGCCGCCTTCACCAACCCGACGCCCAAGAGCGTTCGTTCAGTCGGTCCATCAGCAAGTGCGTCTTCACACGCCCGACCGTTCGTTCAGCACCCCATGTGTTCAGTGCCCGACGGTTCGTTCAGCGCATCCATCAACGCGTTCGATTGATCTCCCACCCCTTCTCGGCTTCTCACCTTCGGGGCTCCCCATGCACGGCGATCGGCACACCCGAACCACCGGGTCACCGCTAACCGAAACCTCACGGGTTAGTCACACTGTTCAGTTGGCCCTGCTCATTTCTGCCCACGGTCGATGGGGATATGCAGGGGTTTCAGTTGTCATCCGGGATCGCCGGATAGCGCCTAGTCCGGATGCGACACCGGAAAAGGCCGAGACGATGAGGTCTCAGGGGGTGGGGGGCTCCAAGAGCGGCGACCACAACTTGCGCATGTGCTCAGCCCTCTCCGACAACCACGCGCGGACGGACTCCTCATCCGCTTCGACCACCTCGATGTGATGGCTGAACGGCTTTGCTTTCCGCTGCAGGTAGAAGAAGAGCTTCAGGACGTCGCCGGGCATCTCGAACTCCGGGTCAGCTTCGGCTTCTACGGCGTAATCAGAGGGATCCGCCTTCTCCCAGTCCCAACGGAAAAGGAGGTTGTAGTCGGGGTCAACGTCGCCCCAGTCGGCGAGGAAGCTCTCCCACGAGTCCCAGTCCGCGTGAACCTGGGACCACTCGGTTCCTCGCGTGTAGTAGCAGCCCTCGCTGCAGTAGTAAGGGTGCCCGTGATCCCACAAATGCTCGCTCATGACCTGCCGCCGATTCGTTCAGCACGCGCCGTCATCCGTGCCTCATGCGCCACAGAATCCGACAACGACCAACCCACACCATCCAGGGTGTCCAGACGCGAAATACCGGCCGGATCCGTCTCCGAAACCAGGAGTGCGTTATCACGTGCGGTTGCTAGCAGGTACATGCCGTAGAGGAACAGCAGGCCCACGATCCAGAGGAGGAGATGGAGGCCGTTCATGATGCCCTCCGCGCCTTGGAGCGGGCTGGCTGGGCGTACACGTCGACCTGAGCGACGCGGTTACGCGCAGCGCGGTATCCGAACGTGAGCACCCGGAACGCGGGGTTCTTCACGATCGGCGGTTCTCCCTGAAATCCGCGTTGAGCGAGAACGTCAGCCATCTCGGGGACGGACTTGAACCACTCGCCCTTAGTGCGGTGCTCGGCGAACAGTGCGTGAAACTCTTCCTCCAGGCGAGGCCCGCCGCGCATCCATCCGAGAAGCGCAACACCGGTCCTGCCGGTGAACCGCCCCTCATTGTTGAGGAGGCGGATTCGTGCACGCACGTCGCTCGAGAAACCGATCTTGACCTCGTCCGTAGCCCCGCTCAGCGCGAAGTAGACAGGGATGGTTTCCGCGAAATCGAGGTATGCCCGGTCAAGCTCGGGCGTGTGCACCGCGGTCATGATGCACGCTCCGGGAGCTCGGAGACGTACCGGTCGAGTTCCTGCTTTGCGAACAGGACTCGCTTGCCTTGGCCTACAGGGATCAGGTGACCGGATTTCTTCAGGTCATCGACTTCGCGGAGAGACTTGGAAAGGTAGTAGGCGGCGAGTTCTCGGGTGAACAGTGCCGGCGGAAACTCGATCCGCTGCACGACGCCGGCACTCATGCCGCAACTTCTCTCAGGAGGGCTTCAACGTCGATGTTGAAGTTGAGGACGTTGGCGGAGTCAACGGAGAGCGCGGCGCAGATGCTGTCGAACTCGTTGAATGCGAACTTGTCGGGGTGGGCGAGGCGTCTGCGGAGAGTCTTGTCCGCGATCCCGGTCGTTTCGGAGAGGTCCTTGACGGTCATCCCTCGAGCGGCCCGGATGGCTTCAACTCGTTCCGCGAGTCTGTGGGCTGTGGTCATATGACCAGAGTATCTGGTCGGTCAGCCATACGCAAGTAGTTTCTGGCCGTTTGGCCATAACTTTCTCGGCTACCCCCGCGTACGCTGGTCACATGACCGATGAACACCTCGCGCTCGAGCACGCCATTGTGGATGCCATCAACGCCGCTATCGGCGCGAACAACCGGATGTCAGTTAGCGAGTTGGCCCGCCAGATGGGACGGCCCTACGACTCGACTCGCAACTATCTAGCGCTTGACCGCCGGCTCCCTCTTGAGTTTCTTATCGCTGTCGCTGGCGCGTTGGGGACCACGCCCGACGAGCTAATCAAGGAGGCGCGGACGAAATACCTCCAGAAGCGTCTCCAGGGTGATGCCTAGTACTGCTGCAACCGCGCTTGCGTCTGCGACTGTCGGTCCTTCTGAGGCCACGGGTGGCTCCCTTGCTGCCGGGGGCGTTCGAATGTTTGTTCGACACTAGTGGTTAGGTCGGACAACGCGCCCGCGCCAATCTGAGAAATCAGCAGGAAGTCGAGTAGTCGCCAGTAGCAAGGGTCGCCTTGCTACTGGTCGAGCGCACGGGAGAAATGAGTGCCAATAGCCGTCATCGCAGCCCTTGCGGCTTCCGACGAAACGTGCTGGTACCGCTCAGTCACCCGCGTTGTGGTGTGCCCAACTATCTCACCCACGATGCGCGGATCCACGCCCAACTCCATGAGCACGGTGGCCGTCGTATGGCGGGCCCAGTGCGTTGTGGGGATAGGCGGCGTACCCGGTTCGCGGTCCTTTCGCTCCTTCGCTTGACCCTCCGTGATGACGCCTACCTCGAGCAGCAGCGATCGCCAAGCGGCTTGATCTTCAGCTGAAGTTATGGGTGACCCGTCTTTCAGGTTGCGCCAGATGAGCCCGTGCGGGTTCGGCAGATGGTCGGTTGCCTCGAGGTACCTAATGAGCGCGTCCTCCAGCTGCGGGATGAGCGGGAACGTTCGCTCCTTGCCCGACTTCGGGCGGACCAGAATGAGACGGCCGTCAAGCGGGCGGTGAACCAGGCCGGGGGCGAGCACCAGCTTCCGGTCTGGGCATGAGCCGGCCCGCTTTGCCGCGCATGCTCCCCCACATCCGTGCTCGAACGTCGCCTCGGTCAGTGACCATTTCACTCGGAACTCGTGGCGTTCGAAGTCCAGGCTGTCGAGCGTCGCGCCCAGCCGTTCGCCTTGGCGCATGCCGGCGAGCAGCGCCACCCACCAGCGGGTGCCGTCTACGTGCTTCATGGAGCGTGTGAGGATGTTTAGGGCGTCGGGTGTGGTCAGCGCTCCTCGCGCTGATTCACCCGCGCCAGGCGCCTGCACGTCGGCGACGACGTTCCTGCCGATTAGCCCGTCGAGGCGGGCGGACTCGAGCATCGAGCTCATGACCGTGTGGATCTTTTCCGCGGTGGTCGGCTTGCGGCCTGCGTCGGTCGCGGCCTGCATGACGGCGCGCACGTCGGAGGGCTTCAGGAGTGAGATCCGCTTGCGGCCGATAGTGGGGACGATCCATGCGCGCACGGTCGATTGATATGCCTTCAGGGCGCTCGGCTTGAGGGTGTTGCGGCAGACGGTGTCGAGCCAGTGGTTGGCCCATGCTTCAACCGTCATGGCCTTGTCTAGAGGAGCGCCGTACTCGGCGATCTCGGCGCGCAGCTTGTTCAGCTTGTCTCGGGCTGCAGTCTTAGTCTTGGCGGTGACCGACTTCTGCTTCCGCTTGCCGTCTGGGCCGAACCCTACATCGACTACGCCACGCCAGAGGCCTCGGCCTTTGAGTTCGTACAGGCCGCCTTCGCCCGCTCCACGTGTCTTCGGCATCCGTGCCCCCTTGGTGCACACTAGGTGTCACATAGGTGCACACATGCACCTGCGATTTCTATCTTTGCAGGTGCTACCGACATTGAGGGTGCTCGTCCCGGAATCTAGGCGATTTCCGGGCCGATCGGTGTGCCCCTGGAGGTATTCGAAACCCCAACCATTTCCTTAGGACGGAACCGGTGTTGTCCCCATTGTGGTGCGCCTGCCCTTTAGTTGTACAGGACTCGGCCCCGAGTCGTCAAGCCGGTGCACACAGAAGTGCACACTTACCAATTTCGGACCGTTTCTTGCGTTCTGGCCGTTCGGCCGTATACGCTGGCCACATGACCAGTGCAACGAACCCAGGCCGGTGGGGCGAGGTGGCAGCCAGAAGATGACCAGCCCGGACGATGTGGTCCGGGCGTAGACCAAAATGGCGAGCCCGCAGTACACGCACCAACCTTGGACGATGCTGTCCCCCAACAACGAATAACGCCCCCACCGCTGACTATGCGCGGTGGGGGCGTTTCGGGTTGTTAGGCGCTGCGTCGTTGCGCGCGTTGTGTCCGTCGTGTGTCGCGGATCCTGTGTAGCCGGTGGATGAGCATGGGGTGTGTGTGGAGTGCTTCGGCGGTGTCGATAGCCCTAGCGATCAGCTGGTAGTAACGCGCGGGGGTGAGTCCGAGTTGCCGGCGGATGGCTTCTTCTTTCCATCCTGTGTGCGTGCCCCATTCCTGTTCGAAGTCGAGGAGCCGCGTCATGTCCATGTGGATAGTGTGCGCGGGGGTTCGGACATTGTGGTTAGCCTGCCGGGATGGTCGACCCGCTCGAGGATGGTGTGCAGCCTCATTGTCCGGAGTGCAGGACGGTGTTACGCGACGATCCGCGGGGGCTCGAGTGCTGTACCTGCAGCGTCTTGTTCCTGCGTGACGGGTCACGTGTGGCCCGTTGATTGTCGCCGCCCGGTCGTACGATCGACACCATGTTTATCGGTTTGGTTCGCCCGGTTGAGGTTAAGACGCGTGAGGTGCGTGGTGAGGGTATCGCCGCTATCCACGATCAGCTTGAGGCGCCGGCCGGGTGGGAGTTGACGGAGGCGCATATGGGTCGTCAACCGGGGACGACGGAGTTCTTGACGGTGGGTAAGTTCGCGCGTCGTGACGAACGGACGGAGATCGAGGCGGACGACATTGAGACTCTGCGCGGCAAGGTTCCTGAGGGTTACCAGCTGCTCAGCATCCGTCAGGTCTGATCAGCGGCGTCCATCCGGGCCGGGCCACTCAGCTTTCGATGGACGCGCGGGGCCCATGGAGCGCAGGAACTCGTCGTGCACACGCCCGCACGCTTGGCGGAGTGATGTTCCCCAGCCGATGAGTTCGCCGAGTGCTTCGGTGCGGTAGCGGATGCCGTCCGGTGTGCGGCGGATCTGAATGCGCCCGTATTCCTGGCCCATCGGGTCGACCATGATCCAGACGCCGGGCTCGCGTTCCTCGGCGGCGAGCAAGGGGTGCCAGTCGGGCATACGGGCGATGATGCCACCAGCCTCGGACACGACGAAAGCGCCCCTCCCCACCGTGAGGCGAGAAGGGGCGCAATCTGAGGGAGAAAGTGCCTGTCAGGACTCGTCTGGTCGGTAGAGGACTCGCGCGATCGCAGCCATGAGCATCGCAACTACGGCGATCGTCCCGGCCCACCGGACGGCCCAGTCGACGGGCCCCGGGTCGGTGACGACGATGAGGTTCATGTATCCGACCGCGGCGAGCGAGGCGCCGACGACGAGAAGCCACAGGACGAGGCTGCCTTTGTTCACGCCACTCAAGCTACACCGGCCGGGCGCCTGGGATAGTGTTCCCGCTATGGGGGACACGGCCTGGCGAACGGTTATGGCGGTCGCTGGGGGTTGCGTTGCAACCGTCGCGGTCGTGATTCTGACGATGGTCTCCCCCGTGGCCGGTCTGGGTGTCACCGCCGTTCTGGGTCTCCTCCTGTGGGCTTGGCGGCGTCCGGTGATCGCGGCCAGCGTTCTCGCTTTCCTGACCGCCGCCTTTCCGAAGGCTGGCGTCAAGGTCGGAGAGTTCCCCTTTCCCGTCTTCCTGTTCGGGCTGATGGCCGCGGTCTTCATCCTCTGGGTGAGTTCCCCTCGGCGCACGCACCCGCCGACGACCGTCCTTTTCGTGGGTGCATACCTGACACTCGTTGCCGCGAAAGCCCTGCAGTTCGCTTCCGATGGCCCCGCGAGTGTCTTCGCTTTCGTGGCGTGGGCCGCTCTCCCGATCGTCGTACTCGCCATGACCACGAGCACAGTCGAGGTCGACCCACGTTTCGCGCGCGCCCTGCAATGGGGCTTTCTCTTCTCGGTCCTTTACGCCGGCGTCCAGTTCGTCGGCGGACTCGAAGCCACTGCTATCCCCGGCCTCACCCAGGCCCTCGGAGATGACATCACCGAGAAGCACAACGTGATCTACGTGCAGGGCGGCGAGAACTTCTCCAAGATCCCCTCGACGTACCACAACGGCAACATCTACGGCCTGGCCGCTGCGGTGTTCCTGACGCACGCCATGATCCGACTCCTCGCCAGGCGCGGCACGAAACTCGACGTCGCGGTCGCCGTCGGGAGCGTGCTGGCAATCGGACTCTCGGGTTCACGGACGGCGATCCTCGCAGCCGGCGCAGCGATTCTCATCCTCGTGCTCCGCCGGGGCAGTATGCGGTGGCGGGTCGGGATCGTCGCCATAACGCTCCTAGTGGCGGGAGCCGTCCTCGTCCTCGAACCCGACCTCGCGCGGCGCTACACCGTGGACGCCGTGATTAGCTCCGGGGGTTCGGGCCGATCCGCTATCTGGGCGACTTACCTTTCCGCGATGACCCCCACCGACCTCTTGCTCGGTGCGGACACTCGAGCCGGCGTTCCCGATGGCTGGGTGGGCGTGCTGCTGCAGATCGGGATCCTCGGCGCGCTTCTGCTCATCGCTGCTGTGGTGACGCTGATGAAGAGGCGACCAGAATGGCGGCTCATCCTGGTCGTCCTCTTCATCGGCGCGGTGATCGACTCGTCCTACGTGACGTTCCCGACATGGTTCATCCCCGCGGCGCTCGTAGCGGTTTCCCTCCGCGGCGATAGTTACACGGCGAGCAACAGCCTGAGCGCCGTTGCCAAGAGCCACGACCCGGCGTTGAGGAATCCCATCGCTACGAAAGCAACCCCGATCCAGTACTGATGTGCGTCGATCAAGTAGTACCGCTTGCCGTCGGCGTAGATCCTGATCCTTGGTTTCGGTCGCTGTTCCGTCATCCGAGCAGCGCCTCCCACTTTGCCGAGAGGAACCGGGCGGCGGCCGCCGATCGCGAGTGAAGCCCCGCGAGGGTCTTGCCCGCGAAGGTCGTCTCATCCCCGCCAGCCAGGGCGTGCATGATGACCTGCTGACCGTCCAGGAACACCTGCACAAGGTTGTCGCACACAGCGATCCCGATGCGGTACTTCCGGCCAACCTTGCCGACCGTCGGCCCGCCCGTCGCCAGTTGAGTTGCGACGCCAGCCACCCGCTTGAAGAGCGCGACGCCCGACGTGGTCACCTCGGCATAGAGGCGGTTGTCATTGTCCGTGACCCGCGCCGATACTCCGACAGCGACCCCACCCAGAACTGCGAGCGTCTCAACACGATGGTCTGCGGTGAGCGTGTCAAGCCAAGCTGCAGCCGTGGACACGTTGTTCTGGTTGTAGACACCGTTCGCAGCGTAACGCCAGGTGCCGAGCGCAGACATCGTCTGCCCGCTTTGAACGACAGACAGAGGAACCTCAGAGCCGGGAATGCCGCCTCGACGCGTTGCGTCGAACCATGCCAGCGGTGCCACGTCGTTGATAGGCGGAAGGGTGGGAACGGTGATGCGCGTTCCGGTTGTCGCGGCGTCCTGCGCCACCGCAGCCGCCGAGTTGTGGCTCGTGAGCACCATCTCAGACGGCTCGTACTCGACGAGCGTGTCGATCGCGCCGACGAGCTGCACACCAGTCACGACACCCTGCGCCTTAACCCGACGAGCCTTGGCCGCCGTCGTCTGGTTCAGGTAGATGCCGGCGTTCGTACGGAAGGCCCCGAGCGTCGCGATCTCGATGTCCGTGAACTCGGTGTCGTTCTGATCGGAACGGACAGCGCCATTGGAGGTGGTGGTAAGACGGTTAGTGACGACACGCCCGCGCCGCACCTTGCTACCCGACCCGCGATCGATGTGAACGCCCACCGCGTGATCCCCGGAAGCGAACTCGACGAGGAAGTCCTCGATGATGATCCGCTTGCTAGGTGCGCCAGCGTCAGTCTGAGTCACGAAGATCGCCGGCGTCCCGGACAGGCCGTCTGCCTTCGCGTACACACCTCGAGCGGTGACATCCTCACAAGAGTCAATCGTGAGCAGCCCCGCACAGTTACGGAGGACGATGCCGTCAATCTCGCCACCGCGCCAGTGGTCAACCTTGACGGCTGCGGACGATCCGGGAGAGTCCCACCCGATAACGCCGCTGATGCGCCCACCCTCGTTCCAGGGGATGCCGGCGGCATAGGCGAGGTAGACGTGGTGAGGAGGTGCGGAGGTCTTGTCCGTGCGGTCGAAGCTGATGCTCCCCGAGATGTCTGCGATCTCGAAGTCGACCAGGCCGCGTCCGTTGACGATGAAGCCGATGTTGTTCGCGCGGAGACGACGCGCCCGGAGGCGGCGTGTTGCCACACCGATGTCTCCAGGTGCGTGGACAAGGGTCGTCCAGGACTCGCCTGCGACGTCTTCGACAAGTACGTCATGCATGCCCGCGCCGACGTAGATCGCGGCGTTGTTTCCGCCGCTCGTCCCCCACGCCGTGTTGCGGACGCCAGCGGAAGAGAGGTACATGCCACTGATGACGGTGTCGGGGGCGTCGATGTTCAGGAGGCGCAGACCAGTGGTCGCGGCCATGCGAAGGCGGCTCGCGTCACCCGCTCCCGTGAGGATCGCGCCACCGATGTTGACCGGGGCGCTGATGAGGGTGTCCTCGTCGGTGCCTCGGAAGTACACCTCTCGCTTGTCGGCCTTCGATTCGGCCGCAAGCTCGGAGAGCTTCGTGAAGTTCTCCGCTGCGGTCTTGGCGGGCGTCAGGCCGCGCTGCAGGGCGTTGATCGGGGACTGGATGAGCCCCAGGAAGCTTGCTTCCAACGCGCCTTTCGTCACGCTCGGCGTGGTGACGAGAGCCGCGATTGCGCCGTCCTCGGTGTCGAGATCAGCAGGGATCGATTCGACAGCAGCGATCGCCGCGGCGGCAGCCGCTTCGGCGTCCTGGACGGATGTCCCCAGTTCAGCAGCAATCTTGGTGTTAAGGGCCTGTGCGGTGGCGGACGATGGGGATGCTACAGCAGCAGCAACGACTGCATCCGCCGGCGTGACTGCACCCTCAACCGTTTCGGCAAGTTCCTGCAGTTGCGCGATCGTCTGGCTGTCGGGGGTGGAGAACGGAAGCTCAGACCACGAGTCCGCCCCGTTCCCCACCTTGATGCGCATGGCGGTCAGGTCCAACCCGAGCTCACCCGAAGCGAGCACAGGGTTAAGCGCATCCCAGTTCGCTGACGTGTCCCTACGGAACTGGATCGGTCCGATGTACTCGGGCATGGGCTACTCCACTTCAGAAGGCGACAGAAAAACAGTTAGGGCCGCGGTCACAACGACAACGACCACGACCAAACGGGTCACAGGTTGTGCGAACCGAGCTTCGTGATCCGCTGCGAGCTCGAGGACGGAATGTTCGGGACCGTGACGGCCAGACCAAACAGGGACGACAGGTACAGGTAGCCGGCGGTCACAGGTGTAGTGACCGCAGTGAGATCGAACGCCGGCGTCGCACCGTCAACGACCACAGCCGTGCCGAGAATCACGCCGACAACACCAAGCGCGATACCAGCGGCCTTGCGCACACGCGGGTCGCCAACAACAACGTTCGGGGTAACAGAAGGGGTAGACATAGTTCCTCCCAGGAACAAGAAAGCCGTCCGTAGGCGGCGAATGAATCAGTCTTTGGTGCGGGGTGGCTCAGTAGGCCAGTCGTCCGCGAAATGCCCCAGATCGAGGCGCGTCAAAATGTCCGTCGGAGGCATCGGGATCTCCCCATACCGGCCACGCTGGTTCCACAACCACACCGCAGAAACCCAACGGCTGAACGCGCCCTTGATCTCACCGGACTCCTGCTCAACCCGACGCAACTTCTCCCGCAGAGGGGCAACCTTCACCTCAACACGCTCATCGATGTACTTCGACAACTCCGACGCATCATCAAACCGCTCAGCAATCCCCGTCTGGTTGTCACGCTTACGGGTCGCGATGAACACAAGGATCGCCGCGATCGTCGTACCGCCGAACACGCCACCAATAAGCGTGCCGACCCACGCTTCCATCAGGCGGCCCTACGGTCGCGCTCTTCGATCCCGAGAATCCAGAGACGCAGACAAGGGATAAGCATCGCCGCGAGCAGCAGCCCAGATACGGCATCTTTCGCGCCGTCCACAGTGGTCGGCGATGCGCGCATGGCGATGAAGTAGAGGAACAGCACGGAGAACAAGGCCACCTTCCCGACGATCTCGAAAGGCCACAGCCGGGGGAACACCGCGCCGACGAAACACACCACACCGAGCACGAACCACGCCAGATAGATCGTGTAGGCGACCTCGGCGGGGTAGAGCGCTTCGATCGATGGGATCCCCACCATGAGGGACCGCGCTCCGATGACCGCCATGATGATGTCGAACACCGGGAACACGAACCACTTCAACGGCCCGGCGTACTTCCGCTCGAGCGGAGGGATAGCACCCTTCGCCCACACGGTCCTAGACCAGAGCGAACGCATCAGCGCGGAATCTTCCCAGCGTCACGCCACGTAGCGACGAGATACCCGCCGGCACGCCCACCGCGATCACCAGCGATGTAGTCGAAGTCCTTCTGCTCGTACTGCCCCAGCCCGAACCCGTACGTCGCACGCATGAAGTCGCCCTCATCGAACTGACGCGTCGTGTCATCCAGGGCCCACAGCATCGCGTTCACCTCATCGTTCGACGACAGGTGCTTGATGAACCCACCCTCGAGGTAATACGTGTGCTTCGACGCGTGATCCCTACGACGAATAACAATCCCCATGCGCTTCTTCCTCTTCTTCGGCACAGCAACAGTGGCGGGACGAACAACCGCAGGCACACCCTCATTACGGTGCCGGTCATTCCAGGACTGATACTCGAAATGGTGCTGCTCAGTCGGATCCCCAGCCGCCGTCCGAATGAACCCATACTCCGCAGCCAGAGCGTTGAACCCCGGCGTCCGCCAATCGTCCGAGTCGATCGCGTTGCCCTGGCAATGAATCGAAATGCTCGGATGAATCGCGCGCGAATGAGGCGGCTTCAGTGATGCCTTGTACCCGCTGTTCACGTACCGGTTCCACGCGAGGTACATGCCCATCTGCGTGTCCCAGTCGCGGTACGTCGAGTTCACATCGACCCGACGACCTAACCTCGCCTCGAGCCGCCGGAACGCTGCGGCCGCTGCGGGCGTGAACTGCACACCCGCACGAACCGTCTCAATAGCCGGTGCACCACCCATGTCACACCTCGTACTTGAAACGCAGCATGATCACATCACCCGGCGTCCAACCACCGAACGGCTGCGAGTTCGTCACACCACCCAGGAAGCCACTGCCGCCGTTGTTCGTGTGCACGAGACGCAGGTTCCCGGACCCGCCGAACAGCAGCGCGCCCTCCCAATACCCGGTCCCAGACTTTGCGTACACCGCCTGACCCGCAGGCTTCCCATCGAGCGCGGACGACGGCGTCACGGGCGGCACCAGTTCGATACCGTTCGTGTTCAACGTGAACCCCGGCACGATCGGCACACGAACGAACCCCTCAACCGTGGAACCAGTCACCTGATACCAAGCCTCAGTCGTCGCACCATTCGGGTTGAAGTTCACCCAACTCGGCGTGAAATCGACACGCCCACCGAACAGAGGACGCCACCCACCCGCGAGGCGCAGGTACAGGCTCCCCGTATCCGTCTCCGTGAACAACCAACCCGGCGCCACCTGACTTGCAGTCAGCGACTCCCGGTACGACTTCGTGCCCTTGACCAGGCCACCGATCTGCTCGATCCGGTCATACCCGGCCTGCAAATCCGCGACCGTCTGCGTGGGCGTGTCCTGAGCAGTCAGAGCACCCTTCGCGTCAGCTGTGTACCCCATCGACTACCTCCATTTGACGCGCAGGGCCCCGGAGAGCCCGTCTTGCGCAAGTGACGAAAATTTGGAGTAGCCCCCTTGGTTGGTGCCTACTCCGTAGCGGGGCCCGCCGGCTTTAAGCGCGTCGAACCATTCCTGTGCATTCGGTGGCGTCTGCCACCCGTTCGGCGGATCCCACTCGACGTACGCCGACATGGCCGGCACGCCCGCCTTCACGGGGTCGGAGTGCAGCGTGAACCGGGGCGCACCGCCCTGGTCCTGCACGCGCGAGACGTAGAACTCGAGCGACACGAACTCCGCTGAAGCGGGCACCGTGTCCTTGATCTGGCCGCCATAGAACCATGCGCCAAAAGTGGTGTTAGACGCCCACGGCTGCGCGTTCCACCACCGCGCCGCACCACGATCCGTCGACCCTGCATCGATCGCACGGAACTCGACCGTCTTCACATCCGCGCCACCACCAGACGGCAACGACGGAGGATCCACGTACTCGGGTGAGGTCGACATCTTGAAGCACTTCGGGCCCGACGACCACAGGATCCCGACGATGTCGCCCGTGTCGAGCTCGTCACCGTCGTGGAACGGCATCGTGACGGGACCGAACGCGGTATCGACCAGCACGTGGTCGACGTCGGGCAATGACACGACAACGCCCAGGCCGGGTTTCGGTTGCGTCGGCCCAGTCAGCCGAAGCATCCCGTCCACACCATCAACCCAAACCGGCTCATTCACCTCAGGGACGTACGCGCACGCGAACTGCACACTGATCCGCTGACCACCAAGATCAACCACCGCGTACTGCCCGTCAGCGCCCACGAACGTCGCCACACGGGCCGTCACCGTAGACACACCAGCGAGCCGGGTTCGGAGGGCTTCGGCGTCAAGCATCCTGCACCTCAACCCTCAGCTCCGTCGTCGCACCGTTGTGCCGCACCCGTTGAATCCGCACAAGCCCGAACTTCGACGTGAGCACGTCACCGACCTCACGGAGCGGGTTGAACGGCTCCACGACCTCACGTGTCACACCACGCAGCTGCGACACCCGCTGCAGGAGCTCCCGCGCGTACCTCGAGCACTTCTCGTACGTGTCGAGCACGCCGAGGTTGTCGGGGTAGACGTACGGTTTCGCGCCGAACGGAGAAACCGAACCGTCCGGGTTCTTCGTGCGCAGGAACCCCTCTTCGACAGACTCGACCGCAACGATCGGATCCCCGTCAGCAGTCTTCCCCTGCACCACCACCGTGTTGTACGTCTGATCCGCCGACATACTGATCGGCGCAGACACAACCCCACGCAACTCATCCACCGGAGCAGACCAAGCCTTCGGACGCGCCGTAAGTGCACCAGCCGCATCCACATGCGGCCACGCACCCAACAGATCAAACAACTGCTTCAACGCATCCTGCTTAGCCCCGTCATAAGCAACAGAACCCGGCACCGACGCATCAGGCACATTCCGCACCACAGGCAAACCCGTAATCGCCTGAACCTCCTGCCACGCAGAAGACGACCCCGGACCCTTCGGCAACGCAAACCGATCACGCGCAACACGCATCAACCGGTCACGCAACGTCACCCGAAACGACTCCCCCGGATGCACCAAAGCCCCCTGAAACAACAAAGAAGCCTCAACCGCATCCGGGACCTCCTCAATCACAAACCGGGCAACAGGCACCCGCTCCGTGAACACCCCAGCCCCAACCATGCAATCGATCTGCAGCTCAGAACCGAACGGAGAAAACCAGTCACCCACCTGCCTAGGGATCATGCTCGAACCGTGATCATCCGCCCACACCACCCGGGCAGAACCAGACCCCACCACAAACGACGACGCATCCCACGCGAGTTCCGGTTCCGCGATCAACAAATCCTTCACACGACGGTCACCGTCGTACATCAGATCCGCAACCCAATGCCGCTGAAACCCACCACCCGTACGATCCGCAGCCGACCGGATCAGTTCGCTCGTCTGGGCGGAAACCTCACGCATGTGGCCTCCTCAACCTGCAGCGCCGGCCAGGCTGTAATCCGAGTCCTGAGCCGAGTAAGACCCGTACGCCGCGTCACGCGCCGAGTACGAGTCGTAAGTGTCGAGATCGCTGTACGACAGCGGTGCAATAACCAACGCCGGAGCGGGCGGGGCAACCTCATCGACCGAAGCCGAGAAACGCGTCCACTCGCCACCGAACCGAAGATCAACCTCGGACTCGGTCAACGCTTTGACGCCAGCGAAGAACACTCGAGGCATCAGCCCCGCGTGCGGACGCACAAGCCAGATAGGCAGCTGCGGGTCCTGGTCCGTGCCGAGCGTCGCCCAGACCGCGCGGCTCGTCGCCCGGGACGGTGCCGCGAAGTCCACCGCCACGTTCGATGCGAGCCGTCGAGGGCCCGCACCAATCAGGCTCGGAGCCGAGTTGCCCTCTGTGTGAACGAGCTCGAACGGGGCCTCGCGGGTGACACTGTCCGCAGAACCCGCCAGGTTCACGACCACAGCATTCAGCGACGGATCCAGCGGTTGCTGCAGCAGGCAGCCGAGCGGGTCACCCTCCCACGGGAGGATCACCTTGCCCACAGACTGCGACGCGACTGACATGCCGCTGTCGAAGAACTCGACCTCGTATGACGCGTCCGTATCAAACGGGGCTTCAACGTCCTGCGTCGAAAACGATCCGGCGAAGACCCGCCCAACCGCACCACGGACCTTCATCCGCCGGCCTTCGGACACGCGCCAAAGCGTCAACGAGTCAACACCCGCCGGCACATCAATGAACTCGGCCGCAGCCGTACCCGCGTCGAAACCCGGCGACGAAAGCCCAGCATTCCCACCGTCGAGTTCGTCCGATCCTTCCCCGCCAGCGCTCCCGCCGTCCCAACTGAAAGCCTCAGCCTCCATGCGGATCTCGACGCGAGGCACCGGCAGGAAATCGGGCCGCGGAATGAGGAAAACGATCACAGAGATGCCTCCCCAGAAGTAACAGCAACGCGAGTCGCGTACTGCGCCGCGCCGACCCGGTTGTCAGCCTCGATCTGCATGCGCCCAATCAGCTGCCGGTCCGCATCCACGATCACGAGCTCTCGAGGCGAGCCGAACGTCGCTGTCGATGCGTACTGGCTTGCTACTGCCGGGCGGACCGCCGCAAGAGCCGGAGTAAGCGCACCGGTCAGGTCCGGCCTGCTGAAACCAGACGTGAACTGCGTCATCACCGCAGCCCCGGACTCCGCCAGGCTGTTCCAGCCGCTACCAGCGAGCGGCCCTCGCTTAGCGGGCGAGTTCGGGAAGAACCCACGCACCCAGTCGATGACGCCCCCGACTGCGTTGCCAGCGATGTCGCGCATGTCGCGGATTCCGTTGATGAATCCCTGGATGAGGGAGCGCCCCGAACTGCGGAGGAGCTCGCTCACGTTTCCAATGGCGGCGATCGCGCGGCCCGGCAGAGACTGGATGAAACCGACAGCAGTGTTGACGCCGTTCGCGACGTTGGTTCCCAGGCTGCTAGCCGCAATCGCGACAGTCTGACCGAAGCCAGCGAACGTGTTGCCCGTGTTTGCAACGATGTCCCGGAACAGGCCGAAGGGGCCCTGCAGTCCCTGAACCGTCTGGTGGAGGTCGTCGAGGGAAGCGTCTCCCTGGATGAGCGAGAACAGGAAGCTGAGGCCCCGCACCCAGTCGTTCTGCACCTTCGTCACGTACTCGATTGCTGGCAGCAGAAGCGTCATGCCGCTGATGAATAGTGGCAGCGCGTCCGTACCGAGCTTGAGCAGCTGCGGAAGCATCGGGATCAGCGTCTCGAGGAACGAGACCAGTGACGGAACCGATTCGGCCAAGCTAGCGGCAAGCTCCGGCCCAGACTTCTGGATCACATCGGCCAGCGCCGGCACCAGTTCGTCGTTTGCGACGTTCGCGAGCTGCGTCACGAGCGGGAGGAAGATCTCGCCCGCGCTCGTCTGCACTTCAGCGAGCGAGGCCGTCAGACGCCGGGACGCGTTCGCCGCGCCGTCCTGCGTGTTCGCGAAGTCGCCCGCGTACTGCGACGTCGCCTGCATCAGCAGCCCGTACCTCGCCTGCACCTTCTGCGCCTCAGTCATCGACGACGCGGATGCCGCGATACCAGTGGCAAGCGCGTACTGCTCGACGGCTGCAGCGGAGACATCGATACCGAAGCGCCGCAGTGGTTCCGTTTCACCGGCAAGACCGGACTGGAACAGCGTCAGAGCCTCGGACACATCTAGGTTCATGACGGACGCGAAGTCAACGCCTCGCTGAGCGATTGACGAGAACGTGTTCGCGACGTCGCCGCCGTCACCCGCGATCGTCTTCGAGAACGACGAGAACTGCACCGCGGCGGAGTTCAGTTCGGCACGAGTCAGCGCCATGCTGTCGGCGCTGTTCTCACCCAGAGCGAGAATCGCGTTTGAGGCGCTCCCGTAGGACACCTCCACGGCGTTCACGGACTCCGCGAGGTCCGATGCGAGGTTCACACCCTCGGACACGTAGTCGATGCCCGTGCGAACCGCGTCGCCGATCAGGTTGCCGATACCGAGCGCCGCGAACGCGCCAGCGATCGGCCCGGCAAGCTTCCCCACGCCACCGATGAACGAGTTCCCGAAGTTCTTCGAGCCCGACCGTCCACCCTCATCGCCCGCATCACCAAGGATCGAAACGATGCTCGGAGAAGCCTCACGACGGAAGTTCGAGAAGTCGGGCAGAACCTCAACCCACGCTGACTGCCAAGCATCGGCCATGGGCACCCCCTGCTACTCGCGGCGCAGGATCCTCCGCACATCAGCAGAAGACCGAACACCTTTCGACTTACCGCCGAGACGATTGCGCCCCAACCAGTGACGCGGATACGGCTTCACGCGCTGCTTCACAAACTTCTGATTCGTCACGTCGAACATGTCCGACAAGACCGGCTCGAGCGGATGCAACGGCCGATCCCAACCCGACACCGCCGCGTATAGCCACGACGAAGGATCTTTGAACAGCGACCGCGCGAGATGGAACGACTCGTCCCAGCGGATGGCGCGGCCCACCTCAAACGCGGATACCCCGAACTTCTCCCGGAAGTCTCGACCGATGGCCTCCGGGTGCTCCTCGATCAGATCGAGGAGCCAGAGGATTCCCCCGGCTTCAGCTCCTGAGTCCAGCGCTTGAAGAGATCGGCAATCTCGGGGTAGGGCAGCTTGTCGGACGCGTTGATCAGCTCGGATTCGGCATGCATCTCAAGCAGGCTGTACCACGCATCGATGTCATTCATCCGGCGGATCTTTCGCATATCGCCCGATGTGAGCTCGAAGATCGGGAGCGCGTAGGTCTTGTCGTTGACAGTGAAGGTGATCGGTTCAGCCATAGGAGGACTCCAAACGTCAGAGGGAGGACAAGGAAACGGGAAGGGTGCGGCGGGAATCCTCCCAGAACCCGCCGCACCCAGTCATCAGGACTCGTCGAGAGCCGAGTACCACTTCTTCACGGAACCGCCCAGGGCCTCGTTGTAGTTGCACGTCACCGTGACCTCGTAACCAACCGGCTCACCATTGCGGTACACCTGGTTACCGACCTCCGTCACCTGAGCCTCCGGACCATACGCGCGGATCACGTTGTCGCCATCGATGACATCCAGCACGAACGCGAGCGTCGGACGCTCAGCCGACTGATCGATCACAATCGACCCGTCCGTCGCCACAGTGCCGCCGTAATAGAAAGCGACAGTCTCCGCCGACGTCTGCAGCAGCACAAAGTGGTACTGCACATCCCCGTCCTCGACGACCGTGCGCACCACCTTGTTCTTCTGCCACGCACGCAGCGGAGTCGTCGACTGATTCAGCGTCTCGTCAACACCCTGATCCGACACGTAGCCAAGATCAGTCCACGTCGCGCCCAGCGCAGTCGTCGCATCAGTGGGAGCAGCAGCAACGCCAAACGCGCCAGTCGCCACGATCCCATCAACGCCCAGGTACACCTCTTCGGTGTTCTTTCCAGCCATGTGAATCTCCTCGATCGAGAGCCACGTGGGAGGCCGCGGCGATGTGGGTCAGTTGCCTCGGACGGTCGCCCGAAACGCAAAGTAGAAATGGGTAAGAGTTTTGCCGGCGACCGTGTACGCCGGGTCATCGGGAACCTCATACGGCCCCGTGAACTCATCTGTGTGCACCACCGGCCCCATGCGGGAACGGCAGGCTTTCATCGCGTCCAACGCGATCTGCTCTGCCTCAAGCGGGTCATCCGCCCACACGTTGATCCCGTAACGGCGCAGCGAACGCACGTCCTCAGCCGGTCCCGAATCATTGCGGACAGTCACCAGCCGGCGAGGCATCTGCTCAGGGCGATGACGCTGAACAATCAGGCCAACCCACGAGGACAACTGAGCTCGGATGCGGTCAGCAATCGCACCATCCGAAACGGGAAACAGAACATCAAGCACCTGCCGCCCCCAATGCTCGAGCCAACGTCCCGCGCTCAGCCTCAACCCGCAGACCAAGCTCCGGAATCTCACACCCCACCCGCCACGACACGCGCCCCAAAGGGCCCCTCGAACGGTGCTGACGGATGCTCAACCGAGACACATACCGCGGGTTAGGGTCACCCTGCGCGGCGGACAGAACAGCCTCAGCAATAGGTCGCAGCGAAGATGCGATCTCCTCCGACAGCGCAATCTCACGGATCACCCGCCGAGCAGAACGAGCGGGCTTCAGCTGAACACGAGCCATCAGGACGCCCTCCGCACCTCAGCCACAGAACCAGCAGCAGCAGTCGTATACGGGTTCACCCAGTCGACCGATACGGCATCACCGACCACCTGCCAACCCGAACTCCCCCGCAACGTCACCAAGTCGTTCACGCGCAGATCAAGATCCCCACGCCGGTACAACGTGAACGCATTCGTCGACCGCGGGCCGTACGGTTCGGCCTGTTCAGCAGCAGAACCTGGGGCCGGCGCGACGCCATCGATCGTGAAAGTTGACCAGGCGGACAGAACCGCGTTCCCCTGCTCGTCATATGCTCCGGTCGGCGCTCCCGGACGAGTGACGCTGATCGTTTCGCCGATCATGCGGTCGACCAGGGAGACACATAGTCGGGATGGAATGGAGAGCTCGTCGGGATCAAGTTGATCTCAAAAGCACCGCCGCGCACTCCTTCAAGCTTCGCGATCTCGTCCGCGGTGATCCCGAGGCCGCCAGGAACGTCGCCACCGTAAGTGCGCGACGCGGTGAAGGGTCCAGTAGTCTCGTTGGTCTGCCGGATTCCTTCTGGGTTCCGGAACACCCGGGTGACCATGGAAACGGTCACGTCCTTTGCGGTGTCAAGCAGCTCCGTTGAAGGCGGGACAAGAGCCATCTCTGCCGTGATGCGCGCCTGAATGTCAGGCACCCTGAATCGGATCTCCCGCTCCGCCTTATTGATCCAGTTCTGGATCTTTTCCTGATCGGCCGGTGCGCCCTCGCCGATCCACGCGCCGGTTACGTCCGTCGGGCTAGTCCACGACATGGTTGCTCCCCGCCGTGTGGGGCCGGCGCGAACACCGGGCCCCACACTGTTACTCGGACTTCTTCGGACGGATTCGAGTCGACCGCTGTGCCTGCTCCATAACGGGCGGGGGCACATCGATCCACCCGCCGGAACGGTAGACATCCTCGAGGTCCCCCTCGACATGCACCACCGTTCCGGCGCTCGGAAGCGTCAACCTGGCCATTACGCCGTGTGGTTGGTGTACTTGACGAACGCCGACGTGTCGTTGGCGAGCCAGCCGTACTCAGCTTCAGCGCGAATCGCGACAAGGTTGTTCTCCCACAGGGAGGTGAGAACACCGTTGATCGTGACAGTCGCCTGAGTGGAAACGTCGTAGCTGATGCCACCGACAGAACCCCACACGGCCTGCGACCAGTCGCCGCCGTAACCGACGATGCCACCCGTGTTCGGGGTGCCGTTGACGATCGGCGTGGAGATACCGTCGCCGTAGAACGCCGGACGGCGGAGCAGTCGGCCACCGTCAAGCGACGTGTTTTCGTAGACGGCTTCAACGAACAGCGGACGGCCGTTGAGGTCGACAGCACCGTTGAAGATGGGCTCTGCGGTCAGGTCGAAGGCGAAACCGGTGAGCTTCTTCTTCGCGTCAACCAGAAGCTTCAGACCGGCGTTCACGTCCTGGTAGATACCGCCAGCAGAAGCCGCGGAAGTACCGAGCTCCACAACCTTCGTGGTCGCGTCGATGTTGTTGCCCTCACCGAACGGAGAGTTCGTCCCATGCAGAGCTGCGGCATCGAAAGCGATCGCAAACGCTTCCGCGATGTCGTCCCGGAAGATGTTCACGTAGTTGCCGGGATTAGCTCGAACGACCTCCGCAGAGACAACAGCGATTGCCGCGATCTTCTTCGGAGTGATCGTCTTGAGACCAAGCCCACCGGCCGTAGCAGGCTTCTGCCCACCCTCAGCGACCCAGCCAGCAGTCGGCTTCGTCGTGACAACGGGAATCTCCTGCCCGGCGATGCCGAGGGGAACCTGACGGGTCAGGGTCTGAACGACCGACTGGCGTCGGGCCTGATCGAAGTAGGCCTGCGCCTGTTCGGGCTTCAGGAAGCCAGCGAACTGGCTAGTGGTGGTTGCGGCGGTAATCGCCATGGTGTTCTCCTAGAAAGTAAGCCGGCATCAGCGGATGCCGAGAGCGTTTTTCAGTGCCGACTCGATGCCGTCACCGTTCAGTGCGAGATTCGGGTGCCCGCCCTCATCGGGAATGATGAGAGTCGCCCGATCACTCGGAGAAGATGAGGTCGCAGCGATGAGCGCAGCCACCTTCGCCGCAGAAGCGGTGAGAGTGTCTTCGTCGTCGCCCTGAACGAGGTCCTGGTAGTCCCGCGGGATCTGGTGGTCCGCGATAACCGAGAGGCGAGCTTTCTCGCGCTCCGCCTTTGAGGCTCGGCTCGTCAGCTCTTGCAGCTGCTCCTGGAGCTTCTCGGTTTCGGACTTGTCCCGATCTTCAAACGCCTTGACCTTCGCGGCCAGATCGTTCGCAGCCTTCTCGGCGATCTTTCGGGCGTCGCGCTCCGCTTTTAGCGCCGCCACACCCTTTTCGCCGAGCTCATCAGGCGGCGTCGCGCCGGCCTGAACTTCGGGATCCGTGACTACAGTTTCGTTCTCAGGCATCGCACCTTCTCCTTGTACGCGGCATCGCACCGCAAATAGCCCGACACCATCGCGGTGACAGGAAGCCCTAGCAGCGAGCTATCGGCTCGCAATCATTGGCGTTGACGTATCCATCACGCCGCCCTGAGGAATATCGCGGCCATAACCCGACCGTTCTTCGTAAAGGCGCTGATAGAAGCCGCGGTTGTACCCCTCTGGGTAGTCGTCGCGTGATCGGATGGCGACCATCTCGCAGTCGCAGTCATCGTGGAACTTCGGGAGACCAATCTCGCGCTTCCCCCGCGCCTTCACGCCCAGCCCCTGCCCGCCGGCTTTTCCGGCTGTAACTGAGGCGTCTACCCCGCGGCCTGCGACGATAAACCCCGTCGCGAACGACTCGCTATAGACGGCACCCCTCGACGCGAGCATGATGCAGAACTTGCACGTCTCTCCGCCGCGTGGAATGACGGCAACGCCAGTCCGGACGGGGTCAGCCTTGGCAGACGTCCAGAAGGAGTCCCGTCCTGGCTGAAGAACGAGCCGCTGGGTGGATCCCATCAAGTTCTTAAGGACCGAAACGGGGTCTGGGTCCTCTGCGAACAGCGGGCCAAGCGCCCACCTAGCCGCCCCCTCCGCCTGCTCTGTCCCGGCTGGCGCGGCAAGTAGAGCGCTAAAGGAAGCCACGGAGGGTGGAACGTCTCGCAACATGTCGTACCAGTCGGCCCCCAATACCGCAGCGGTGTCGCCGTAGGCAGTCAGAAGTTCCGGAAAGAACTCGAGTAGAGCATTCTTGATCGCATCGGGGCTGCCGAGAACGTTCAACGACTCCCAGAACTGCCGAAGATCACGCTGCGCCAACAGCACCAGCGACCGGTTCGCCTGACGGAACTCCGCCACCTGCGCCGTTGTCGCCATCGCTACCCCTCAGAGACCTAGCCGCTTCGACGAGCTGCTGAATCCGTGAACCCGCCTGGCTCCGCCGAACCTCAGCGAGATATCGAGTGATCTGCTCTCGACTAAACCCAGCCATCTCGAGGCCCACCTCGGTACCCGCAAGATTCGGGATCGCGGCAGCCTTCTTCACGAACGCATCCGCCTGCGCAGACGGAGAGACAACAGCCGGGTCCGTCGACTGAGCGCTGAGCCGACGCAGTTCATCAGGAACAGCATCCAGACCATCACGCAGACGGACTGCCAGCGTCATAGCCTCCACAGCACCCTGAGCCCACACGGTGTTCGCATCGCGGGTGACGGTGATCAGCGTTTCCTTAGCCGCGAAGATCGCATCAGCACTCGACGGGTTCGCGCTATCCGCGAACTTCACGTCCATGTCCTGATCATCGGCGAACAGATTCGCCCACATGCGCAACTGATCCGTGTGCGGCTGCGGAGAAGCGCCTGCGAAACGGTGAAGATCCGGTTTATCGCCAGCGCTATTCGAATCCGTCTCAAGAGCCTTGATCCGACCCATCACCGCTGTCCACTTGTCCGAACCGGCGAACGCCGAAACGTCAGCCCCGAACAACCAATACTCAGGCGCCGAGTAGAACTCCGCTGATACCTCAGCACGCACGATCGTCCGCAGCGCAGAATCAACAAACCCCATCGAAGCCCGCGTGATCCGCGAGTGACCAAACGGTCGCTTCAGTTCTGGCTTGTACACCAGAGGAGAAACACCGACTACGCCCAACGGATTGCGGCGAACGTCGGCGGTCCATGACCGTGTGCCCTTCGTCAGGGTCACAACCTTCTCGGGCGTGTACATCACCATCGCCGTCGGTTGATCGGCGACATTCACATCGATGATCGACAGAAAGCCTTTGATCGATCGGCGACGCCGATCCCAGATCGCCGCCGAGTCATCCGCGGACCGTGCGAGGACAAGCACCTCCGGCTCACCGGACTGCACGTCACCGCTCGAGACAGTCAGGAACGCGCAACCGTGAACCGCAGATGAAACCTTGGCCTGCGGAAACTCCGAACGGAAACGGTTCTCATACATGACCCCCTCAAGGTCGAAGGGGTCTTCGGGGCCTGCCGGGGACACGAAAGCTTCGAACTTGGAACGGTCAGTGACCGCATTCACACCCTTCGCCGTCCACCCCAACGCGGCTTCAATGCCGCGCATCTGGGGAGGAAGCGAGATCCCGAAGTCACGGAGCGCGGCCTCACCGTCGTAGTAGACGGTGCGCAGCAGATTCCGGGCCCGACGGTTCTCCCAAACCTGGATGAGCTCGCCCAGTAGGTTCGCGTCCGCAACGTTCAGAGATACGTCAGCACCTGTAGCGATCAAAGGATCACAGCCTTCCGTTTCTCAGCGCCGCGGGGTTTCCGCTTCGTCGTACGTGCCCCCCACAGGGCCAAACTCACAGCCTCAAACGGCGTCTCATCACCGCTCGGAGTAGTCGCCACCAGACCGCCCCGCTTGTCTACGTCCGTGACCGACACGGAAGCGTCAAGGACGGCCTGGCCTTCCGCGGCGAGATGTGTAGCCGTGGCCGCACGGAAAGCTTCAAGGGACATCGCCACCGCCTGCAGATAGGTCGGCGTGTTCGCCACGACGATCATCGACTTCGGAACACCGCGGTCTACGAGAAGTTTCTCAAGCACACCTGCGCCCGCGGAGCCAGCAACCACGAACGTTGCCGCCTCTTTCCAGCGTGCCGCGAGCCAATCAGCCAGACCGCCCAGGCCCGCCTCAACATCACCAGGCAATCCTTGCGTCGCATCGATGAGCTCGACGTGCACGCCATCGCCATGCTTCACGGAGCCAGCCACCGACAAGCGGTCGCCCTTAAACGAGAACGCCACCGCGTACGACTTGACGCCGTCGGGCTTCGCGTCTACACCAGTCAGGTCCCAAGCTTCCTGAGACAAAGCGCGAGTACCGCCACCGCCGAGGTCATCTAGCCAGACACCGAGCCGGTCCTGCGCAAACTCTTCGGGCGTGTACGACTCGAACTCACCCTGAACGATCTCGTGATTGATACGCGTGTTCCAGGCAGGATTCGCGGCCCACCGAGTCATATCCGACTCCGGCGCGTACCCCTCAGCTTGCGGCGCTGCTCCCCACTCGGCCCAGGCGGCCGACGACGAAACACCATCCAGCGCAGACGTGCGGATCGAAGTGAATACCTCGCCCATGCCCGCATCGATGTCCTCGCGAGTTGGAGGGGTCCCTAGCAACCAGACCTGCGGATTCAACATGGCCGACATCGTCGAGTTGATCGACACCCACGACGCGCGCTTAAGCCGCTGTGCCTCGTCCAACATCAGACAGTCAGACGAGAACCCTCGCCCGCCCGAAGCCGTTCGCGCCTTGAACTGGATCGTCGCGCCATTCCGGAACTTGATCGCCTCGCGATTGATCGCGTTCATGATCCCGTTCGGGCGTACACGCTCCATCAACCAGCCGTTGCGGTCATCCTCAAGGATCTCGACCATCTTGCCGAACGTTTCCCGCGACGTGTCCTGCTGATGCGCAGAGATCACGATCTTCTTCTCACCAAAAAGCAACGCGCCGGCCAAAGCCCGCGAAACAAGCAGCTGGCTCTTTCCGTTCTGCCGGGGGACGGATACACCGACACGCTTAGCCGCCCACGTCGCATCCGAACGCTCGCCCATCGCGGCCCGAAGGATCAGCTCCTGCCACCCGTCCAGAACAATCCCAGCACGCGACGAAAGGTCGGCCACATCCTCCCAAGAGTTAGCCCGCGCCCCCTTCGGCTCGACGAGCGCGCGCGGTGGCGCCTCCCCGAGCAGTGCGACGGGCTGTGATTTCGTCAAGCGGATCCCCGACCTTTCCCGCAGCACCCTGAAGGACTTCGATCTCCGCGAGAATCCCGCGCATCTGAGCAATCAACGACGCCCGCTTATCAGCCGGCGCATCAGCGATCGACAGCCGCGTCACCTCTTCAAGAAGCAGCAACTTCTCAAGCCGGCCAGAGGGCATCAGGCATCCAATCCACTCGATCAACAGCCCGAGGCCGGGCCCCAGAGCTCCGTGTGTGAAAAAGCCCTATGCCGTGGGCGGGCTGTGGCGGCGAGGGGCGGGGGTGGGTGCCCAGGGTCTCGACTCGAGCTTGAGTGATGTTGATGTGCACGTATGCGTGCGCCGGTCACCAACCGTTTGACGCAAAGATCGTGCGTTGTTCTGCCTGTTGTGGTTGCCCGTGCCACTTCGCTCGAGCTTCAGCGAGCGTCATGGTCCCCTTCCACCGGTTGTGGTTCCGGTGCATGAGGTGGCAGTTGGCTCGGTCGTATGGGGATCCGCCGCGGATGCGTGGGATGTCCTCGTCTACCACTGGGGATAGGGGGTGAGGTATGCATCCGGGGCATGGGGGTTTGTTGGGTCCGGGGGTGCAGTTCTTTGCGTGCTGCCCGGGGGTGTACTTGAGTGTCTTGTCTACCGGTTCGTCGCAGAGCGCGCAGTAGTGTTCTTCGGCGAGGACTCGGCGTCGTAGTTCGCGGCGCCTGTGTCCGTTAGCGTTGTGGGTGTGGGTGGGCATCGTTGCTCACCCCCGAGTGGGCTTAGCCGGTGACGCAGCCCAGTGCTTCCATTGCGTTCTCGTGGTCGGATGATGCGCCTTCTGGTTGCATGTATCCGGAGAACTCTGCGGCGTAGCCATCGACGGACAGGTATGCGAACTCGCCATCAGCGGTGGGGTCTTGCTGTGTCCACCAGACGGCTTCTTGCCCGCCCTCGAGGCCGGACCCGATCATGACTGCGGCGACGAGCCACGAGTCACCATCGGGGTCGGCTACTGCTGCGGCCGAGTCGATGGTGATGTTGTCCTGCTTCTGGTCGAGGCCCCACTGCAGCCCGGCGATTGCGTCTGCGCTTACGTCGAGGCAGGCGCTTTCGGGTTCGGGCGATTCGGTGGGTGCCGCGTCGGGCGTGCTTGTTGCGCTGCATCCTGCGAGGAGGAGTGCGGACAGGATGAGGGCTGGTGTTGTGGCTCGACGCATGGCGTGAATACTAGTCGCCGGCATTGCGTGGGCTTCTAGGTTCAGTCGCGGTGCAGGTCGTTCGATATGGCGTCGCAGCAGAGGGCGGCGGAGATGACGGATCGCCATTCACAGCCGCATGATTCGCATTTGGGCCATGCCTCAGGATGGAACGTGGCCGCGTATTTCTCCGATGCCCCCATCAGTAGTCCCCTCGACTGAGTGCCCAGACGGATACGCGTCGCCATGTGCGTTGGATGACGACGACGATGGCTGCACCTGCTGCGATGGCGGCGAGGTGCGTGATCATTCGTCGTCCTCGTTCCAGATGTCGTCGTAGTGGGTTCGGAGCATGTCTGAGAGTCCGAGGCCGACGTGGTAGGGCATTCCTTCGGCGAATTCGGCGTAGTAGCCGGTTGCGTCGCGGGAGTCGAGGTCGGTGTTGAGGTGGGATGCGTGGAGGACGTATCCGGTGACGATCGACCCGTCGCACTCATCGGCGACGTGTGCGGAAAGGGCTTCGTCGAGAGCGCGTTTGGTGTCAGCGCTCATCGTCTCTCCGGGTGCTTGGGTGCGACGAAGTGGTCTGGGGCGGAGTTCCACCGTGACGCTTGCTCGCATGGGGGCGAGCTCATGTCGTATCGGAGGTGGAAGGCGCAGACGCGGCAGAAGTTGATCTGGTACCACCGCAGCATCACGCCGCACCAACCGCATCGCCTCATTCGTCGTCGCCTGCTTCCTGGCACACGAGAAGGTGTTCGCCTTCGGGGAAGGGTTCGACCCAGTCGACGCGTCGTTTCACGTCACCGAGGAGCACGGGCACACCGTGACTATCGAGTGACTTGTCCATGATTCAGCCGGGCCCTGTCCTCAAGGTTGTTGGTGTGAAGACGCATCCGGAGCTGCAAGGCTGCTTCCTCAGCCTGCTCTTTTGAGCGGTAGGTGCCCGCACTGATGCGGCGCCCGTTGTGGCTCGTGTAAGCGCGCCACTTGCCTTTGCTCTTATCCCAGGACACACCGCGGGAACCTGACGTGTTGTTGCGCGCCAGGGAAATGTTCTCGGTGTTCAGCTTCCGCGTGACGGCCTGCAGATGCTCCGGGTTTACGCAGCTGCGCACGCGGCACATGTGATCGATCTCAAGCCCGTCCGGGACGGGAAGACCGTGGCTCGCTTCCCATGCGAGCCGATGTGCCATGTGGTACTTCTTCTGCCATCCCATGAGCCCATAACCCCGAGGGTTGACCGTGCCGGTCCACACCCAGCAGGTGTCTGTGCGCAGGGTGTTAGCGTCGAGGCGCTCAGCTAGCGAGCGCGTGGAAAGCGGCGGCTCCAGGGCGCGAAGTTCTGGCTCGAGCCGGTACTGCTTGTAGTGCGCCTGGCACAAGCCGCGCCGATATGACTTGCGCGGGCAGTCCTGGAATGAGCAGGTAGCATTGTCCATATCGAACTCCTCAATAGTTCGGTCTTGCCCCGGGAGGATTGCCGTCCTCGCCGGGGTTTTTCTTACTCAAATTCTCTCAGTGACCACCGACACTTAGCGGGTCCAAGCCGGCTCGCGTCGGTCGTCGATCCACTCAGCTGACTCGCCTAAGCGAGACGCGTAACGGGTGTAGTGATGGGAGCAGTACGCGAGCTCAGCGTCATGCCCCGCCACGGTGAAGTGTGCGACGACATAGGCGCGTGCAGGGCAGCGTGGCCCGTCACACCCGACCCATTCGTCCATGGCGTGTCCCCGTTCTTGGGGTGGGAGATCAATCGGTCAGAGCACGGTGAGCGAGGACAGGTCGAACCCGTTCTCGGTGATGTCGAACACGAGCAGGCCCGCATCCGAGTCGCCACCGCCGAGGTTCCGGAACCATGAGGATCCGTTGTCCGTGGTCGGCGCCTGCAACCACCACTTCGACCGGCCGCTGTTCGGGTTGCGTCCCGAGGGCATGACGGTGAGGTGGTGGTAGTGGCCGGTGAGGAGGATGTCGGCTGCAGCTGTGGGCATTCCGCCGTGCTGCTGCTTCTGCCACCATGTGACGGCTTGTCCGGGCGAGAACTGGTTCCCGTGGACCACGCCGACCTTCGTACCGAGGACGTCGATGGAGACTGACTCGTCGTACATGTCGGGGAAAGTCCAGTGGGCGTCGATGCCGGCAGTGTCAGCAACACGCTGCACCTGCCGGTGAACGAACAACCCGAGATCGTCGCCAGGACGACCGAGCTGCTGCTTCCCGCGACGCCACGCAGTGTGATTCGAGCTCACCGCGACGACGTCAACCCGACCGTGGCGTTGCATGACCTCAACAAACCGGAACACCTCGGTAGCGGCCAGATCCATCTGCTGCACCAACGACAGGTCGTTCGTAAACATTGGGTTGCCGCCGGATTCGAACCCTTCGAACAGGTCCCCGACTTCTGCGAGGACCGTCGCCGACGGCTTCCGGGTCTTGAGGTGCGCCGCGAGTCGCGTGCGCATGCCCTCGAGCCTGTCGACGAGTTCCGGGGTTCCTCCCCGATGGTCTACCTTGCCCGCTTGAACGTCCGAAAGGGCAACGACAGTCACTCGGCTGTCAGCCGTACCCCTGATGGGGTTTCGCGGTTTGCGTCTTGCCTCGGCGTAGAGGGCGGGTAGATCGATGTCTTCTTCCGCGGTGATGCGTTCCGTTTGGAAGAAGAAGCTGTAGGTGTCTTCGCGGTCGTGGTGGGTTTTCGTCCACTGCGAGATCGTGCCGACAATGCGGAACACGTCAGGGTCGAAGCCGGCGCATTCGAGTAGCTGCCGTTCGTCGCTGATGATGGCGCGGACGGGCCCGGTTGCACCCTTGCCTTTGCCGGTGGCGGCGTCGTACTCGGCGTGCTGCTGGTACTGCTTCGGCGGTGCAGGGAGGGGCGGGGTGAGGTCAGTGAGAGTCACGGGGAAGCCCGACCTTCCTGCGCCAGGCACCGAATGTGGTGTCTGCGATCCTCGGTGCACCTTCTGCGATGAGGGCTTCGAGGAGGTCGGTGTGTCGCCAGGCGGGGTTGCGTGCTGCGGTGAGCACGGCGTTGTGGTCTTCGGGGTTGAGCGTGTCGATCCAGATGTCGATGACGGATCTTCCGCCTGTGCTTCTTTGGGGCGGGTTGCTGAGGGTCTCGAGGAGAGCCACGGTTCGTTTCCTGTCGTCAGGGGAACTCGGCTATGTGAAATTTTGAGGGTGGCGGCCGCGACTGATTGTCGGCTCCGCCGTTT